AGTATCAAGTTCATGAAAATTCATATTCTGACATTCATCTACTATAACAATTGCGTTGTCCATTGTCAACCCCCTTAGAAAAGAAGTTGATAAAAAGTGTAATGAACCCTGCCCCTTCAACCTATCGTATAGATTGTTAAATGCTAGTTCGTTAGGCTGTTCAAATATAAATTGCACCATGTTCTGATATGGTATTTGATACAGCGCAGATTTATCATCTTCATCGCCAGGCAAAAACCCAATCTCTCTTGTTGGTATGAGCGAGCGAACCAATACAACTCTTTCGTATGGTGTTTTCAAATCCATCACATCTTGCAATGCGAGATACATCGCACAGAATGTTTTACCTGTACCAGCCGCACCATAGAGAAATTGATTTTGACCTTTCTTCCAAGAGTCAAAAACAACTTTCTGATTGTCCGTGATAGGTTTTATTGTTACAAGATTACTTGCGTTTATTTCTTTAGTTTTCTTTTTTGTGCTTGTCATTTTGCATCCTAATTAAATTGAGCCGTACCATTATTTTTATTTATATTTTTCCATCCTGTCAAGAACACCATGTTTTTTGAGAACTTCTCTTGTTTTAATTTCTTTAATTGATTTAGTTGAACCCCCATATCTATCTGCAAGAGGAGAGCCTGGATTTGAATGTGCAATCTGTTCTAATCTTTCAGTCATACCACCATCAATCTTTTTTGCTGCAATACTGATATGGTCGCCAACAAAAGCAACCAAATTTGGTCTTTGTTTGATATGGGGATTGTCTAATTTATATTGATCAAGTTCAGAAATTTTCATGAAGCCTTCAAATTCTTCTTTAGTTTCATCATTATAGAAATTATACGTTGGCATTAAAGTCAAACTCCATTTGAATAGGTGGATATTTAGGCACTTGTTGTTTTAAAATATTAATCTCATGATTTAATTCTTTTATACGTGTATATGCATTGTATAGTTGTTTTTGTTGAGTTGCAAGTTCAAATTCCAAAAGTTCCATTACTCCCCCTTTAAGTAAGACAGTCCTGTTTGTCATTAAACCACTTTGGCATTGCTCTACTCTTCCATTTTGCAAAGCTAGATTTCTCTAGTATGTAGTAATTCTGGTATGCAAGAACAGTGTCAGCAACTTTGCAGAAATCTGGCATACATTGAGGTGGGTCAGTAAAATCCCCATCAGTAATGTTCTTAGGATGTTCCAAAAGATGTTGTGTCAGACGTTCCGTAGCGTGGTGTTTGCCATAACGAAAGGTATACTCTTTCATCAGAGCATCCATGTGTTGCCATAACCAATCATAGTTTTTTGAATTTGCTCTTACCCAAATAGTACTAGGATGGTTCTTGTGTGCCATCTTGTATAGACCTTTGGAGTCTGCAACTTCATCACCAGCAAGGACACGATGTGCGGTAGAGAGCATCTGTGCGCTCTCCAGTATCATCTTCACAACGTGCTTGTTACACATCATCTGTGCAGCAATCTTAGGATCACGATCTAAATAAAATATATTCATTTGGTTCTCTTTTCATTATTCGATAACAACATTATACCAAACTTCCCATCAATTGTCAAGGCGTTTTTAGTTTTATTTTTCCCAACGATAGAATATGTGATCTTGTATTTCCACAGTTTTAGTTTTTGTTTTAGCCCAAGAAGGATTGACATAATCAGCGTGATAATGCGTAGCACCATCAGTGATATCTAAGAAAAGTAATTTATTACTCAATAGTGTTTTAGCAAAATCTTTCATTTTCTCATAAGTATTTTTATCTCTTGGTTTATCACTTTTGCCATCACACCACCAGCTGAATTGACACTTGTTTCTTACAGGTATCAATTCCCCCGTTCCCTTCCAACTAGGTCGCGTTTGACCTTGTTTTATTACTCCACAAATTGTGTTTGGAAAACGTGGATCATTTACTCTGTTCATCACAACAGTAGTCACTGCCAGTTCTCCAGCCGTTCCTTGACCCCTTGCTTCATGATACATGTTGAGTGCAAGACATTCTACCGCTTCTGATTTTAAATCTTTTGGTAAAGGTTGACCAACTGCACCAACAACACCGACCATTGTGCCAATCACTAGCTGTTCAATTCCATTCATTATATTAAAGTCCCTTCTTATTATACTTAGTTTTTAATTCCATCTCTGCGAGGTCATCACCCATTTGCAGGGCCGGGCGTTTGATGATAAACTGCGTGGTCATCTATCATATAGTCATCAGTCCAGTTGAAAGCTTCCTTTACAACATTTGCAGATAGACCTTTATATGCTTGATGTAACAATCCATCTTTGGCTGCGATAAGGACATCTGCTTCAGTTTCGTGCAAACCTTCAAGCATCTGAACAAACATTGTTTCTCTCTTACTCTGGGTTAGCAGATTATTACCACCCTGAATATAATGATATAGTTTTCTAGACTCATATGAAAGAACGCTGTGTTCAGTACCAGCTGGTGCATCGTTTCTTTTAAAAGGAACTTCTCCTTCTGGCAACGCCCACTTGATTTTAGGGTCAAATGATGACTTGAGTACCATTCTTAATGCTGGGGTGTTGTACTGTTTTAATAGAGCAACCTTGGTTTGTTTTGTTTTTGCTTTGGACACTTTGTCCAATATTTCTGATATTAATAAATCCATTCTAAAATTCTCCTATAGACTCAGTTAGAGTTTTTAATCTCGTTTTAATAAAATAGTTCAGTAGCTTACTACGATCATTGACTATCGTTTCCTTATATTTATGTATTATCTCAGACGACAATTCTTCTGGACAACAAGTAAGATCAATCAATTTTTTATTTCTTTGGTAGTTACGTTTTACTTCGTTGTTAGGAAGAACATCATTAACGTCATTGTCAATCCAAGATGAAATCTTTTTAGCACCCAACGGACGTTGGCGCAATCCTTCAGTGAATGTATTGTCTGGTGATAACACATTAGGTACTCCGTCACTTGTATCACCTTTAAAGATATGTTCTTGAAGATATGTAACAGGATTTTGTCCATCAATCATTTTTTTAGTAATCGGACTATACTGTTTCACATTAGGATACTTTTGTAATTGAATAAAATCTTTATCGCCAGACAGTATCATAATTTCGTCAGAAGATTCTGCACTAAGAACACCAATAACATCATCAGCCTCTGCACCATACACCTCTACAAACTTATAAGGTAGGTTCTCAGAAAATTCTTTTTTGATTTTATTAAGACATTCAAAGATAGCATCCCAATCATGATTAGATTTTTTTCTGGTAGTTCTCCGAGAAGCTTTGTACTCTGGAAAATAGTCACGCCTCCAATAATGTTTGGAATCATAACACAATACCAACTCACCAAATTCTGATTTGAATCGAGTACGATACATACGTAACGAATTAAGAATCATATGGCGAACCATATTTTCATCTGGTTTAGTTTCCTTAGTCATATGCAAATGCATCATAACACTTGCGACTGAAATTTGACTCATATCAACTAATATCATTTATCATCACCACCTTTAAACAACTCAATATATTTGGTTAAATTATTCATATCAACTTCAGTATGTTTCATGCCATCATCACTGATGTTAACATGAACAAATGTATCTACAATTTCTTGTGTGGGGTATTTCATTTTCAAAGCTCTATATACCAATCCCCGTGTAAACTCAATTATAATACCAATGTCTTGTATAAACTTTTCATCATTAACTACAATTTTATTATTATGACACATTTGGATCATGTTAACAATTAATTCCTGTGTCAAATCTTCAGAAAAATTCTTTGCGATCTCTGCTTCAACTTCATCAGAAGGTTTCACATATCTTTTTTTCCATGGCCCCTTAATAACTTGACCAAGTTCATTATCTTCTTCCACTTAAAATTCCTCGTCATCCATTTCTTTTGTCCATACATAACCCAAATCAGGATAGAGCACACCAACAGTACGTTTTGGTTGACCTTTTTTAGGCCCATACCAGTAGTATGCTAATGCTACACACCGACTTTTTACCTTACTTTGTTGGTATTCTCCATAAAAATTATCAATCCAATCACCAGTGCGAAGATAACTTTGCATATTACGAACATATCCTTCGTGGGTAGCAAGTCTTGCAGCTGCACCTTTAATGTTCTGTCTTACAGATGTACGTTCACTTTTTGCAAGGTCTTTCTGAGTTTTAATCCACAGTTTAACTTTCTCAGGATGCAATGTGTGTTCATTTGTTAATTCTCTTACACTGTTATGAACACCAGCGTTACCATAGTCAGGATTATTTGCAAGTCTCGTTGCTCTTGCTTTTGCGAGACGTTCTGATGCAACTTTCTTTTGCTCCTCAGTTATAGGTTTACGAGGTTTACAAATCTTCTTTTCAGATGGTGCTTCCCACTTACTGTTGTCCGTAGTAGCAATTATTTTCTTTCGTACCATATTACTATTTACCCCCATTTAGAAAAAATTCAACAATTTCTACTTTTACTTCCCAATGTCCTTTACACTTTCTTTAGTTATTACTTGATACGCACCTTTATTGTATGCTGGTGCGATGGTGTAATTAGATGATATTTTTAGTCTCTCTGAATTATCTTTTTTTGCACAACCATCTATACCAACAGTATCTATACGACTAGGTATGAATTTTGTTTCTCTGCGATATACATATTCGTGACCTTTCCACTCTACAAATTTTTTAGGTTTAGTTTTGAGTTGATCAGGGTGGCATCCGTGCTTACGAAGAAAGCTATCGTGGGCAGCACGAGCCGCAAGAATTCTCTTGTTTTTGGTGGGTTTCTTTTTCCGTGTATTATTAGTTGTGTAATACACAGGTAGCATATGCATAGTCATAATATAAATTTACCATAAGTTAGTGAAGAATGTCAAGTACCTTTAGTATGTTTTTCAATAATTTCAGTGATTTTAATCAATTCTTTTTCACCATCAGCGTCTAGTCTAGTTGAAATAAATCCATCTTCTTCAAGCTTGTCAAGAACCCAACTTACGACTTTTTGATGTAAAGTATCATTTTGAATATATCTACCGATCACATATGCTGTGATAATTGAACCCATTGCTATAACAGTGTGTAAGTACATGTCCATAATATTATTTATACCTTAATTTTTTTATCTCTTTTTTATCTTATGTAACCATTATACAGAACTGCACAAGGTTTGTCAAGCATTATTTTAACACCTAAGTTATTGATTTCTAACGAGGTTTGAAAATAGTTATCAATTCGTTTTTACCTTTGACCTTAATTTTGTCTAATTCGACACCTTTTAGGTCATCTGGTAACTGTTCTTGGGTATATGATGAGTAAATCGTATTGACAATACCGCCACCGCGAGTCTTATAATTACGGGTAGCAGCTTCTAATCTTGCAGCCAGATTAACGGAATCTCCAATAACCGAATAGTCAAATCTAGTGGTACTACCCATATTACCCACAATACACGTTCCTGTATTGACTCCACTACCGATATTAATCTCTGGTAGTCCTTTACCCTTCCATGCAGCTTTTAGGTTCTCAGTCTCCACCGCACACTCCATAGCGGTACGAACTGCGAGTTCTGCATGGTTCTCACAATCCAGTGGTGCGTTCCAAAACGCCATAATGCAATCACCCATGTATTTGTCTACCGTACCACCGTTATTCAAGACTATCTTGGTCATGCGGTCTAGGTAGTCATTGATGCACTCAACCAATCCTTCTGGGTCATCATTGTTCTTATAGTGTTCTGATATAGGAGTGAACCCAACAATGTCCATAAAGAGAAAACTCATTTCTCTACGTTCACCACCAAGTTTCAATGCTTCTGGATTTTTCTGTAAAATTGCAACCTGTCTTGGGTCAAGGTAATGTTCAAACTGTTTCTTAATCTGTTGACGTAATCTAAATTCTTCCATGAACCGTAGGAAAGCTGCAATCGACCAAACCACAAACATAGTGAGAATAGGATAAGACCAATCTATTAGATAACTGTATTCAGTAAATAGGTATGAACTACCATAGTAAGACCCTGCAAGGAATAATGGTAGAAGTATTGCACCAAAATACCAGTTTAGTGTTAGCACCGCGGCAGTTAGTACCAATGATGCTACTAAGGTGGCCGTCAGCTCCGCTAGATCAGACCAGAATGGCCTTGTGATGTTCCTTCCTGTCATCATGGTTGTTATAGATGCAGCTATCAAATCGTGGCTTTGAATAACTCCAACTGGTGTTGCAACTGGATTATCGATACCAGAAGCAGTTGGCGAAAGAATTACAATCTTTCCCTCAAATGAATCATTGTCTGTTAATTTGTTTAGTGCATAGGTTTTTGTTTTCCATTTGAAATCAATCCAAATAGAACCATTTGCATCAGTCATTATCTTTTTGTATTTTGGTATGCGTAGTGCTTCGATACCACCCTCACCAGTTTTCATTTGGTAACTGAGATCACCAGCAGCTACTCTTAATATCTCCATAGACAAAGATGGGTATAGTTGTCCATCTATTTGAACCACCAAAGGCATTCTACGAACCACACCGTCACCCTCTGGTGCAATTAACATCATACCAACACCTATTGCTGATTTCGCAAAAGACTCTATGGGCCCAACCGCACCTTTATAATTATACACCCACGGTTGCCATGGCGTACCTATCGTTGCAATTCCTCTAGGAACAGGATTACCTTTAGTTTCGTTTGCTGGTATTTGACCTATGATGGTAGGAGTCTTTTTCAACATCTCATCAAATTGTTGATCACCACCCATTCTATCTGCATCTGCAAACAGTATAGGTACTACAACAATTGCAGCTCCCATACGATATAATCTTTCAATGTCTTTTGCTAATTCATCTCTAGGCCATGGCCATTGACCACGTTCTCTTATAGAATCATTATCTATTTCTACCGTTACAATCTTTTCTGTTATCGTTTCTTGTTGTGTTCTTTGATGTTGGTCTAGTGCTTTCATTCGCACCATGTCGAGAAACCAAGGGTCTACAAAACGTATACCACAAAATATAATAATAACTAAGATAGAGACAATCCATTTTTTCACTTCAATTTCCTTGTGTTAATGATATTCCACAACCCCCAGAGGTTTGACAGTTCTGTGTAAGAGAATACGATTGGTTTGTGTTACCCCGTTGAACCAAATCTAAATCTGTGTGATAACTTCCTGTTAAATCTATTGTCGCAGTATGATTTCCATCACCCTTTTGCATAAGCTCTTGTTCACCACCATCTGTTCTTATCGTCATATTTAGGGTCTTATTACCGTTTCCTTTTTGAGTAATAAAGGTATCATTATTTTCTCCACCGTATGTGTATAGTTTGACAGAGTGGTCTGCATTGTTTGTTCCAGTTTCTTGACCAATTTTGATGGAGTTGCCACCAGAGTGTAAATCTAGATTTACCGTATGGCCACCATACTCTGAGTTGGGTGTAGAACCAGAACACGTTGTATCAGAACTGCTATCGAAAGTTGCACCCTGACACACATGAACAGCATTGCTATTGCTTTGTATGTGAAAACCTATTCTGTTTGAGTCTGAACCAGCTGTATTGTTTTGTTCAAATTTTATATTGTTATTTGTTCCGTCCAAGTCACCACCCCAATTTCTACCTGAACCCCAATAGGAAACCCAACTGACTGTGTTGTTATTTCCCTTTTGGTCAATATTAAATACGTTATCATCGTGAGCCATAGTGAAGTTGACAGCATTGTTATTGCCGTCTTGATTGACAGTTATTGTTGTATCATCACTGGTAGTAATTTGTTCTATGAACACACTGTTGCCAGCGTGTGCAATACTACTCAGACTGATAGATATTAATATTATTAGTAGTGTTGTCATCTGTTGTTATCTCCGGCACAGGTATTCCACCCTGTGTCAAATTAATTACATAACCCCAATCAGCGTTTAGTCTTAAATGCACCTCGCTACTTCCAACATGCCTAATTATTTCTAAACGAGAACCATCACGAAGCGTATTGACTTGAGTTGCTTTGTTGAAACCACTTGTCCTACCGTCTACCATTTCTGCGGTGGCGGTTAGTGCAATCAATTGGTCTAACACATTCATTAACAAATCTACATCTAAAGGATTAATATCCAATTCAGTAAATTCTAATTCGTCTTCATCAAGTTTATTCTCATCTAGCACTTTAAACTCTAAAAAATCCATATCTAATAAGTTTTTCATACTGCTAGATTCTCTAACTAGTTCTATAATTTTTTCTTTGGGTGGTTTGATTATTAATAAATTATTAATTTGGTCTAAAGTTAAATCAAGTACAACTGGTTTAGTTGGCATACTTTCACCATTTGTAACTAATGTGGATTGAAATGCTTGATTAAGCATAACTTGACCAGCTTCACTCTCTACTGAAATTTTACCTACTGTACCGTCTGCATTGGGAAGCAGAATAATCAAAGACTTTCCAACTTCATCAACGGTCATACTGAACGCAGTTCCAAGAACACCTATTCGTGCTGTTGGAGTACGAATATCAACATTCTGAGCATTTAGTTTTGCAATATTACCACTTGCATACCTAACTGTTCCCAATGCAACATTCATTATAAGTTTAGACCCACCTTTATTATTTGGGTCATATACAAAATCATCTATCGTCAATGAACTATTTGGACTTATTGCCACATTTGTATTGTCTACAAATTTTATTCCAACATTACCATTTCCTGTACGAACATTATCTTTAAATTCAATACCAGAGTTTTTTTTCAGAACGAGTTTATTCTTTGCCCTTTCTACTGAGGCATTTCCATTTTGTTTTACTACATTACCAATGGTTTCCGATAAAGCACTATTGCTAATCGAAATCAAAAGTAGAAAACTAATCGTCCATAGTGACTGTAACATTATGTCCTGATCCAACCGTAGTTATAGAAGTTGTTCCATCATATGCTCCACCTTGAGTAATCGCAAATGTGCTAGATGCTCCTGTATGATGTAGAGTTGTATCTTGGTCAGCCGCACCAGTATGTGTTGATGTTATAGTATTGCTAGAACCAATTGCTGTAATGCTTGTTACTTTTTTATCTGAACCAACCATTGATGCAGTACTGTTTTCATTAATGGTTATAGTATTGCTAGAACCAGTTGCAGTCAAATCAATATCTGCATCATCAGTTGCAGCTGAGTTACCTACGTTGACAGTAGTTGTATTTGAACTACCTGTAAGCGTTTGAATAATGCTGTTGTCACCTGACGCTGAATTTGAACCAACCGATACAGTAGATGTATTACTGTTACCAGCTTGTCTAAGAGTAAACTCTTGTATTGCGCCAATTAATGATGTTGCAATTGTATTAGTATTACCAATCTGATCAATATCTAATACCTGGCTATCACCTGTTAGGGTAACAACTGTTCCAGAAACACCGAACTTATTGGTCTGTCCATCTTGATTGATGTTGGCAGTAAGACTTGCGCCCGACTGTGTGATGTAAACATCACTCGCATAACTCACACCGCACATAATAAAATAAGCAAGTATTGTAAGTATGCTTGTTTTCATTTCTCTATCTCCTTATTTATATTTCCATAGTTCTTCTTTTATTCCTTCCTCAATTACCTGAATTACACAATGTTCAATTGCTTTACGAACTGCGTAAGATGTAGACTCATTTTCAGTAAGTCCAGCTTCAACTTCTAATAATTTAGTACCCATATCCAAAAATGTGAAAAGACTCACCCCAACTTTAGCACTTAATATAGTTTTTTGAGAGCTTACTGCAAGTAGAATTTCACCTGTTTGAACGGATATTAATCGTAGACCAACCGACACCATATCTCTACGGTATTCAACTTGTGGGCCTACTCCTAAATATCTTGCACCAACACCACCAGTTTCTATATTAGAATCATAACCAACAATTCCACCAGCTACGAAAACTCCAGCAAAAGTCAAAGGTCTAACTTTTTTTGCGCTTTCTCCATCATAAGTAGTTCTTGTATTTCTTATAATTTGTCGTTCTTTTAACAGTTCGTCTAATTGCATTCTTTCAACAACTGTAAACCACTCTCCCTTTCCAGCAGTTTTAAGTGCTTGTACTAACCACGTTGCTGCTCCTTGTGTTACAGCCATACTGAATGAAGCACCAGCGTCAATAGGTTTCCTCTGCCCTGTTTGATCAACAAATTTATACACGGCTATATCGACCTTCCTTTCGGGAGGAGGAAAATTTTCTAATTTGTTCACCATTGGGACTGATGTAGATGTTGGAGCTTCTTGAAATTTTGTTGTGCTACAACCACCTAAACTAAAAAGTAAAGTCACCAATAGGAACTGAAATAACTGTTTGACTTCCATTTGTATCCAGTATTGTTAGCGTTACGTCTTCCGTATCTTTAACGTAACTGATTGTTGTGCCTTCAAATGTCACGGTGCCTGCTTCCCCAGAATTTTCTCCGAACATACTATCAACAAGTTGTTTTGACAACTGTGCATAAATTCTTGATTCCACATTTTTCATAAACTTTGAAAGATTTGTATTAGCTGCATCTCTTATAGCTTCTCTTGCTGCAGCTTCTTTTTTCTCTCTTATTGCTTTCTTTCTAGAGTATTCTTGATTTTCAATTGTTAGTGCATGAGAACTATATCCGATTCCACTAAAAGCTGGTGACTTCCACCCGTGAACCAAATCGGCTGCTTCAGCATATTCTGTAATATACACACACAAAAATAATGACACTAGAATAACTAATTTAGTCTTGAAATTAATTTTATTTTTTATTTTCATTGTATTTTTTACCAGCTAACTCTTCTGCCTTTCGTTCTATTTGTTCTTGTATTTTATCCTTCTCTCTGTACTCCAGAACAACATTTACTTTTTGTTGTAATCGTATCATATCATTGTCTAACATACGATTTTGATCTATACATTTTATAAGAGCCATATGCATTGCATCTAATTCTGGTTGAATGTTGTTACTGATAAACTGCCATATGTAATATATAAAATAACCCATCCCGACAGCCATGACAACTGGGAATCCAAATTCAGTGACCAGTTTTGCCATATCTTGCATTAATCTCTCCTCACATCTAACTTGCCATCTTCTTTGAAGTTTTCAGCGCGAGCAATACGATTAATGTCTGGTGTAACTCCTAAAGCAGAACTAACCAGCAAATCAATTTTTATCAGCTCATTGCATCCTACTCTTGCACGATCTTCGAGCATCTTACAAAACATAGTTAGAGTTTTTATTTGATCGATTATACCTTCAAGTATTTGTTTCAATACCATAAATATAAAAAATCCCATAATGATTGCGACTGCAATGGGGACTCCAACTTCAGAAATTAACAAAAATATATCCACAATTTTGACCTTATATTGTTACTATTTATAACAACATTTTTTCAGTAGAATATACAAATGTTATAGGTTAGCTATATATGTGTTATAGGTTATCTAAATACCATTCTAAATAGATATCTTCGTGAAGTATTTCGTAACTATTACAGTTACCGTAGGTTTTTATGTGGGTATAAACAGATTTTGGTGCGTGTTTTTCAACCATTGTTCGCCAAAAACTAATTGGTTCTACCGTACAATGTGCGTTTTCACCATTTGGAAGGATTGTATTTGCTGGTCTAGTGCATATTCCGAGGAAAACAAATCGTTCTGCTCGAGAATAAATGTTATATATTGTCTCTGGTAATTGTTCTTTGGGTATGTGTTCCAATACATCTGTGGAATACACACCATGAAAAGGCCCAGATGGTAGTTTTTGAAATGCTGGAACAGCAGGATCATATAAAGCAGGCATCACTCCAAACTCTTCATGGTGTTTCCATTCAGAGTATTGCAACCCCTTACCACAACCATAATCAAGCAAGGTTTTTGATTTAGTATCTTGTATTAAATCAACAATGTGTCTTAGTTGTGGTCTAAGGCTATTGCCTGGAAAATTATGTTCTTCTTCTGCGTGGTATTTCTTATATTGTTCAACAAAGCTCATCTAT